TTATTCATGAACAATCGGAACAGCGTCCTTTATAGACGGTGCCGCTTCCCAATAGTCAAGTCTGGATTCGTACTGCTGCCTTATCCATTCCACGGCAGCAAGACGACCATCTTCTGTCAGTTCAAATATCTCTGTTGTCTTATCTTCTTCCTTAACAGCACATGAAGCATATGGCCCGCGCCACACGCACGCAGAAAGCTCTAAATCAGGCTTTTCTCCTGTCTGCTTAAGCATATATCTCATTCCATTGTGCTGTCCTGTATACACACCCTTATATTTGAAGAAATTAAGTGGCATTATTCCATTCGGATCAATCATTGCCATCACCTTCCACACCATTATTATTCTTTATAAGCTTCTCATTATAAAATGCGCCACCTAAATACATAATTCCTATTACAACCGGAAGGCATATAAGAATCAGCATGTTACCAGTTATTGAATACTTAGATACCACAAATACTATTATTAAATCAACAACTCCTGCTATAGTCATAACAATTCCATAAACTTTGATTTTATTAACTGCATCAACAGCACCTATGTTTGTCATTCCATAAAATCCAGCAATTGCAAAGTAAACTCCTTCCACAATAACTGCTATAAATGCTATATTCAGCAGCTTGACAACCATATATAATGCCTTTCCCTGCTCTGTTGCTGAAAATGAATATAGCTCCGACATAATATAAAACGCATAAAATGCCATTATAATTCCCATCGTTACCGCAAGCATTGATGCTAATTTAAGAATTCTGCACTTTGACTTTTTTGTTACTACGCTCATGTTCTTATCTCCGTTTTCTGATGATTAATGATTATAACATGGAATGGGGGATTTTTAAAGGGTGTGATGTATAGCACGAATCCATTATGTATTGATTATTCTTTATTATTAACCCTCTGTGTATTCTCATCTATATCTTTATAACCATACTTTTCATCCCGGTATGAAGCTAATTCTGCATCGTAATCTGTAATATTTCCCTCTTTTATCATTTTTAATAATTCTTCTAGTGCTTGTTCTTTTGACATTGTGTTCTCCTGTATAAACCCATTACAGCTATCTTATAAATAAAAAAGCATAATTATTATTGGATGGGCGGTGTATCCATCATCTCAGGTACTCCGAGGAGTGTGTCAGGAACCATTTCCGACCTCAATAATAACTATGCTAATCAACAATATATTCTTTCGAGCAAAAATATACACACCATTTATTTCAATAATTCTACAGTTCCCTTAAATACAGTAATTATCATAACTTTCATTAAGGTCATAAGGAGTTATCTGGTATACATAATAATTTTGCTTATTGACGTTTCTTGGCACTTCTGAAACGCGCATGAATACTGACACTCATTAATACATAACACCAATTAGATGTGTTATACCACCAATGAATCCCCAATAAATGTAACTATTTTAGAATTTTTCTCAACCGATTCATTGTAATGTTTCTCTGTAATGTTATCATTTTCATTCTCAATGTTATCATACAATTCTGAAAATTTGTCCATTTCATTTACCATATATGACGGCATAACCTTAGTGTATAAATCCATAGTCATTTGTAATGTAGCGTGTCCTAAATAACTTTGAACTGTCTTCGGTTGAATTCCCGCTTCAAAGCAACGAGTAGCAAAAGTGTGTCTAAAACAATGTGGTGAAAATGTCTCCATTTCATCTAATGTGTCTCTTGTAAGATTAATCTCATCCACAATCTTTTTTATTGAATCACATACTATCTGTGAATTCAAAGGTGTATTAAATTTAGTTGTAAACAAGAATTCCTTAAACTCATCTCTTGGAGTTTTGCTTTTAGGTGCTTTTGATGTTATTACCATCTTCTGCACATATTGTCTTTTTAATGCCATTTCACATTGTTTATTGATTGGTATACTTCTTTTGCTAGTTTTTGTCTTAGGCTGCTCAATATGAAACTCTTTCTGAATATCATCATCATACTTCTGATACACTAAAGTTCTTTTGACATTAATAACCTTTTTATTCCAATCAATATCTGACCATTTAAGTCCTGCAAGTTCCCCAATTCTCATTCCTGTTGTTACTGCTACAACATAAAGATTATCGTAGAAAGTTCCTTTGCAACAATCAAAAAATATAGATTGTTCCTCTACTGACAAAACCTTAATATCCTTTTCTTCATCTCTTTTTACAGAAATACCTTTTACTGGATTCTTACATAAATATTCGTTTACAATTGCCTTATTAAGTATATCTAATAAGATAATTCTCACCTTATTTTTTGTTTCAAATCCATATCCTTTATTATCAAGCTCTTTCAATCTTTTCTTAATATCAATCTGCTTAATATCCTTTAGATACTTATTTCCCAAATAAGGTGAAATATGTTTCTTGTATATCTGATTATAATGTCTCTTAGTGTCTGGTCTTATCACATCATACTTACAAACATTCATCCACTGGATATACCAGTCATCTAATTTTATGTTCTCTCGAATGTTAATTTCTTTTTCATTCTCATAAAAAGATTCATTATATCTTTTCTTAACATCCTTGAGATCGTAACCTGAAAATGATATTCGCTTACCAAATCTATTAGTAAATCGTGCTTCATATCGACCATTTTTTCTTTGGACAATTCCCTGTCCAAGTTCTTTACCCTTCAAGTCTTTACCCATATAGCCTCCTGTGCATACAAATAAAGACTTTCACTGATACTATTAATCGTATCATATGAAAGTCTTTCAATCAATCAAATATAATGTTTACTTTCTATAAATTTCTCAAACTCATGTCTCTTAACAAGGTGCTTGTTTCCCACCATAAATAAGAATGGACATGCCTTTTCCTTCAATAAATTCCTTATATTTTTCTCACCGATTCCAGAATACTTTGCTGCCTCTTCAACTGTAAGATTCAGCTTTAGCCAAAACGGTATCTCTGTCTTAGTTTCTGATATATTAATAATTATTCTTCCTTTCTGTCATCAATGCTAACCACATTACTTTCTTTCTCTTCACGATCCTTAACCATTGACTTAACAATGCCATTAATATCAATATTTTCTGCATTAACAGTAGCTTTTTCTATTGCTGGTAATACATTAACCAGTTTATCTAATGTTTCTTTATCCATTGCATCTATATTGGCAAATGAATTTACAGCATTTGTTATTGATTCCATGAACTCATCTAATCTATCTGGCTTTAATACAAGTTCTCTTACCACCTGTAACAGCTCCGATATCTCATCTGAATATCCATTATAATTATGTTTTCTATAATCAATTGCTTCATCACAAGCATGTTCCAGCTCATTATATTCATCTCTTGGAATACTCTTAACAATATCATTAAGCAACTCTGTATTGTCTTTCATAAATATCTCAAGTTTATCTAAGCTGAACTCATCGCCTTCAAATATATTAATATCTGTATAATACTTAACAAGACAGTAATTAAAGATAGGCTTTCTTAATACTGTGGCATACCCTACTGTTGGCGATACTACCATTCCTGCAACTTCCATGATAAAACTTGTCTTCTGACTAAGTGATAATTCACTTTCAACCTTACACTCTAACTTTCCACCGTTCATATTATAAAATGATTTTCCCATTATTCCTTGTTTCCTCCATTGACTTTTTTATTAATCCTGATATCTTCTTATCAGTTGTATTCTTCTTAATATTCAAATAATTGTTATTATATTTTTCCTTACTCTCAGCATCAGCCTTTGTTTTAATATCTTCAATAACAGGATTCTTGTAAAAGACAAAACATCTCTTGTTATACTTATCAACACCTGTTCTTTTAAGCATGTATCCATAGCCTACTTCTATGATCTGCTTTACGGCTTTAATATTTCGAGTAATTATAGTCTCCTTCTTAGGTTGATTGATATAATCATCAAAATCATTCCAACAATCATCAACGCTTCTGTCACATTTCATATCATGTTCTGTCAGAAACTTTTCATATACAGAGGCGACCTTATTACTCTTTTTGAATTTATATATAGGATATTTATGGCTGGAAACACTGACAAGATTCTTTATCTGTCCAGCCTTTATAATTTCTTCAAATAATTTTACTGATTCAAACTCTAATACTTCCATTTAATCCTTTCTAATCTGAAAATATGCTCTGATATAATGCATGTGTCTTCTTTAAAGCTTCCAAATTATTTTCAAGTTCTTTTTTTATTTCCTGTGTTTCTGCTGTTAATGCCTTGAATTTAGCTTCTTCTTGTCTAACATTCTTTATTGTACGATTTAATACATTATTAGGCATATTTGCAAATCTCTTAGATTCCTCTACTTGCAGTTTCATTTCTTGATTTTCTACTTTCAAATCCTCATTCTTTTTTTCAAGTAATTCAATTCTCTGTGTTAATATCAAAATCTGTTTATCTTTATTCATTCTTCTATTCCTTTCCATCAAAATAAGACGCACTCCATTACAGAATGCGTCTTTGTAATCTTGTTTAATATTTATTTGTTAATATAACAAAAGAGCAGGAGGTTAATCCTGCTCTCTAAATCGTCTCCTTTTAATTAAGAAAACACTTTATCCAAAAATTTCCTCTCTATAATACATACATAAATCTCCTTTCACATTTGATTATTCAAATTATATCATAAAAATATACAATGTAAACAATTATTTTTTATTTTTTGATTAAATATACAACGTAACCAGCTCCAGGAATACACCAATTATTAAATTGTATTTCTATATCACTACTATGTTTTTGCTTTACATGGAATCCATTGCTATTATTTTCTTTGCAATAAAAAGATACAAATGCTGCTCCATGTATTTCCCAATTGTTTTTATTATTTTTATTCTCATTATTTATGTATATTTCATGTACCATTGATTTACAAGGATGTGTCAATCTAAATATCTGCGATAAATCATTAATAGAAACCTCATATTCAAATTCAATATGTACTTTATGTCTCTTACATTTTTGTAATTCACGTTTAAATTCTACACAATATTGATATTCAGAATACTTTTCTTTTACTGGAATGACTGTTTTATATTTTTCAACTTCTGAAGTTAAATCTGTTTGATTAATAATAAAACTATTAATTTTGAATTTTTCTTTTTTCTCTTCATCTGTCATATTATCACTAACATTATACAAACTAATTCTATATGAAATATAGTTATTTTTCTCATATTCATTAATTACTTCATAATCTAAACTTACATTTTTTTTAAATATCTTATTATTCTCATCTGGAGTGATTTCATAAATTGCGTTATATGAATTATAATATAACCCATCTATCAACTCAACTAATTTAGGTTCTAAACTATATATTGAATCATCTATCTTTTCTACACCAATCGAACCTCTTTTGGCTGCAATTCTCTTATTAATCTTACTTAAAACTTGATTTGAATATGCTTCCAATGGAAACTTTCCATCTAATGCATCTTTTAAAGCCGCTGAAACAATGCCTTTAATTGTACTTATTTCAACCAAAATTGACACCAAACCAGCAGACAGTAAAGTACTTCCAAGAGTAATCACTATATCAAAAATAGGTTTTAATGCAAAATATTTTTTAAAAAATTCATTTGAAAATGAATTTAATAATATAGTCCCAATTATTATTAATACCACTCCAGCAATTGTCATCCATATTGTAAGAGTAAATAATTTCATTTTTATAGTATATTTTTCTTTATTTTCTTTAGCCATGTTCTTCTCCCCTTCAATCATCAATATATAACATTATATACCAATAATTGACATATATCTACAAGAACATTTGTTTAAACAACGCTATTAATCATCATATCCATAATAAGACGCATCAGCCGTAACCAATGCGTCCATAATATTATTTCATATATCTACGAGTAGATAATGAATTTCGACCTAAGAGCTGATTAGAATTAATCTCTCCAAGGATTTTCTGTATTTTTGAGTTTCCCGCTAGTTCGTTAGTAAGCTGACGTGTAAAGTCTTCTGGATTGTCTGTAACAACCTTATCAACATTAACATTAATGCCACCAATATCAACTGATTTGTTTGTTGAAACTGGGGTAATATCAGGCAACTTAGCACCAAGGTTATCCATGTACATATTTGGTGTAGTGATACCCTTAGAAAGATTCCAAAGTTTTTCAACTTGATCTTTATTAAATACCATGTCACCAGCATCCAACTTACGAAGAGTACCATACTTCTTCGAGAAGATTACTTCTGAACCAAGACCTTCTTCATCAGTAAGTGTGAGACCATCATGAGCAGACTTAGAGCCTTTCTTAAGTCTATGAGTTTTGAGGTAGTCTAACATGAATACATTCTGATCGTAACTTCCTGTATATTGTCCATCACCACCCATTTGCTCATAATATTGACTACGTGCGCCAAATGATGAATCAAAATTGTTATATTTGAGCCTATCAATTACACTCTGATCGATATTCAACAAATCACGAGGAAAATAGTTCTCCTCGTATATCCAATCAACATCTCCTGAATAACTGCTGCCACTATCATCAGAATCAGTGTCCCAGTTACTGCTCCAATCATCACTTGAATAGTCACTACCGCCTGAGTAACCACCATCAGAACTTGCATTCTGTTCAGCCTGTTGTCTTGCAATCTCATCAGCAACTCTCTGTGCCTCGGCATTACTATTAGCAAGTAACCCCTGTACAGCAGAATTAATATTATTGCAAACATTTGTAATAGCATTATTACCTTCAACAAACTTATTACTGAAATCACCTAATACATTTGTTATGTTTCCAGTGTTAGTACTCCATATAGAAGCCATAGATTCACTAAGCTTATAACCATTACTTTCTGCTGTTGAAGTTATTGTATCCGATATACTTCCTGCATTTGTATTTGAACTTTCTATAACTTGTCCTATAAGTTCATCAATATTATCAAGTCTTTTTGATATCCATGTTTCTAATTCTGACTGAACATTATCAAGAATCTGTTCAACATCACTCATTGCTTTTTCCATTTCAGTTTGCTGTAATTCATCTTTTGCGTCCTGTAACTGAGTATTAATAGATTGTCTCTTAGATTGTGCTGATTCAGAATTATCCCCCTGTAAAGATAGTAACTGTTTCTGAAGGCTAGATATATTATCTGCTTGCTTTTTAACATTTCTCTCATAATCTAATAAATCTTTTGTTGCAGATAATCCATCCTTAATTTTAGTTATGATATTACTGATAGAATCCTTCAATTTATCATAAGCATTACTCATTAAGTCCTTAATTGCACTCTTCTCTTCCTTAGAGTTCTTAATTGCGTCCTGCTGTGCTTTGATAAGTTCCTGTTTTCTATCCAATAATTCTTTATCATAAGGATCATTCGCAAGTTCCTCATCAATCTTAAGTATCTCATCTTTATATGATTTTGCCTGATTAAGATATAATTCATATTTCTGAACAAGTAACGCTTGTGCAGCATTACCATTATCGTTAATATTACCATTATCATCAGTAATTCCATTATCCTTAAGAAGTTCTATAAGGAAATCTGTTTCACCGATAAGATTTTCAACATCATCTCTTGTCTTATCAAATGCGTCCCAATTAACTTGTCTGATGGCTTTATCATATGATATGATTGCTTTCTCAGCATCATAGATTGCAGAAGATACACTATTTATTGAACTCTGCATGTCATACCACTGCTCACTATACTTCTCAATCTTTCCTGAATCTAATGCATTTGTTAAAGCTGTTCTCTCATCTTTTAATCTTTCAAGATTAGCCATGTCCTGCTCCTTCATAGATTCATTAAGAAATGTAGAAGAAATCCATCCTTTAGTCTCAATTATATCTAATTCCTTTTGAAGCAAATTATTATATTCATCAACTTGATTAATTTGTTCTTCATACTGTGACTTAATATTATCGAACCTACTTTTAGCAAGCCCTTTTAACTCAATATTAAGTTCCTGAACAGCAGTTTTAGCGTCCTGTGCTTTATCATAGAAATCCTGACAATCTGAAATTGCATCCTTGAGGTCTTCATCATAAACAGTTTCTATATTAAATGAACCATCTGCAATCTGATTCTTATAATAGTCATCAAGACCATAAGAATTAAATGCGTTCATATAGTATTCGTAAGCATCTGACTGTGCATTTATCTCATCTGCAAGTGTACTCATAGAATCTGACAATGCGTCATTACGCTTGAGCCATGTAGTTGTTGTATCTGATACAACATTCTTTAGACGTGAATATGCTGTAGAAATCTTATTGATTAAGCGTTCAATCCAGTTAAGTTTTTCGGCTGTTTGTGAAGAGGATGAAGATGATGAATCATCCCCTGAAAGACCTTGCCATGATAAATCAATACCATTAAAAGCAGACTCAAATGATATATTCTGTAAAGCATTATAATCATCAACCATTTTCTGCATTTCAGCAATGGCATTTGTCTCTTCATCTGCACCATTATCATACAAATATAAACCTAAATCCATATCATCATCCATAGAAGTAGCTTTTGAAGTTAATGACATTAACCCTGTTGCTGTATCTATAGTAGTCTGATAGAATTTACCCCACATACCAGAAAGATATTTAATAAGCTGATCATCAATCTTCTGTTTAGCCTGTGCGAGATTTTTATAGTTACTGAAATCTTCGCCATACGCTTCAGATAAGCCTGCAAAGAAATCATTATTTGTGTTTACAAGGTTAGAATAGAATGTACCATCATACTTAGACTTCTCAACAAGTGAGTAAATATAAGCATTTTTATCATCCTCATACACGCCCTGTAACTGGTCAAACAACTCTTCCTGTGAAATAATACCAAGCATATACTGACCTAAAGCGTCTTTTGCTTCTGGATACTGTTTGATAATTTTCTGCATTGAATCGACACCGATACGACCTGTTTCAGACAATTCTTTCTGAATAGAAGATAACAAATCAGCTTCTGACTGAAGGTCTGCCAATGTTGCTGTCTTAGTCTTATCATCTGATTCTTCAAGAAGAGAAGTAGGATCAAATGTTTCTACTGGCTGTTCAATAGGATTCTGTTCAGCTTCTGCCTGAACTTTTTCCATAGCTTTCTTATATTCAGGAATATATTGTTGGAATATTTCAAGCCATGATTGCATATTTGCATAAGCTGTAGCATCATATGCATCTGTACCCTCTGCCTTTTTCATCTTCTCCATTTCAGAAGTAAGCTGATTATATAAAGTCTCTTTATTCTTATCAAAGTCCTTTGTCAATAATTCAAGAGTATACTGTGCATTTTCAACTGACTGCTCTGCTAAAGCCTTCTGGTCTTCATCTGTGGCATTATTTAATTCTTTTACTGCGTCATTATATGCGTCTGTAGCAAGTTTAATCTTTGCTAACTGTGCAACGGCTGTATCTTTATCATTGCCGCTTGTAGCCATGTTCCAACTTACACCGTTGGCAGTTCCGTCACCATTAAAATTCTTTGAAACAGATGATATAACATCTGAAGCATTAGAACCAACATCAAATCCATTACCAAACTGTTTATTAAATGCTTTCTCTGAATCTCTAGCCTGAGTTTTAACCTCTTCATTATTGGCTTCCTTGAGTTTTTCAATCTTTTCATCTAATAAAGCATTCTGATATTTAAGATTCTCAATTTCTGCTTCCTGTGCTTCTGTTATAGTACCATCTTCCTGAAGCTTCTGTAATTCTTCAATTTTCTGCTTATTTTCTTCAATAGTGGAATTATATTCAGATATGGAATCAGAATTTTTAGATATGTTTTCTTCTGATTTTTCAATAGACTTGTTGTATTTGTTGACTGCTGTTGTACCATCAGCCCAGTCCTGAACTGCATTTACAAGTTTATACGCACCATACATAGTTCCTAGTGCTGCTGTAATCGCTAATAAATACGGATGTGCTAATGCAAGATTTTTGAGTGATGTTCCAAGACCTGTAATAGAAGTTGTAAGTTTCTTTGTTGTGTCAACCGCACTACCTTCTTTTGCAACGACATTTGATAATACATCTGCTGCCTCACCAACTTTTAAGAATCCATCTTCTACTTTCAGTGAACCACTAACGGCACTTTCAAAGAATATCTTCATAAGATTGGATGTTGTAACAAAATTGTCCTTCTTACCCTTCACCAAGTTAAATATATCTACACCTTTAGTGATTGTCTTGTATGTGATAAATAGTTTTATCAGCTTCGCAACACCATCATTTCCCGTAATGTCTTTTAATGACTTTGATAAATCCTTAAAGCCTTCTGCCAAAACACCTATACTTGAACTTACAATAGTGTCCTGTTCGATGATGTTTTCAAACACTTTTAATAAATCTGTTGCACCTGATAATACATCTTTTATCCAGTCAGAACTTATTACCTTCTTTGATACAGATTGAAATTCGTTCTTAAGTTCATTCTGTAAGCCCTCAACGCTCTGGCGATATATTTCATTTTCGTTAGCTGCACTTCCAAGACTGTCCTTTGACTGCTCAATAGCCTTATCAACATCAGCCATCTGTTGTACTATTGCATTAAATACATTGACTTGCCTCTTTCCTGATGCAAGTTCAGCATAATACTGCTTCTGCTCGCTTGTAAGTTGTGGATATATCTTAGCATAGTCACTCAAGATATCATATGTACTTCTTAAGTCGCCATTAGAATCTTCAATAGCAACTCCTATCTTTCCAAATGATTCACTTAACTCTGCTGATAACCCATCAATTTCATCTCCGTCCTCATCTATTGCTCTAAGTCTTTGAGAAATAGTGATAAGACCTGTAGATACTTTTTCCATGTTTCTTAACTGTGCATAACCACCAGTTAATAATCCGATTGTTTCATCTATGCTGTTACCAGCCTGATTCATTGTACCTGACACACGCTCAAGACCATCAGCCAAATTATCAAATCCAACTGGACTTTGGTTTGAAACGCTGTTCATTTTATCTACAATGGTCACAATATCAGATTCATTGATATTAAAACCTTTTAATACAGCTATCAGGGTACTCGCTGCATCAGAAGTCTGTGTAATTCCATCTGCAACATTAGTCATAAGAAGTGCCGACTTACCCATATCCAAGCTGTCTTCAAGACTAAAGCCAGCTTTTTTAAACTCTGTAGCAGCCTCTATCATATCAGAATCTGTACGACCAATCTCATCTGCTGCATCAAATGCCTTATCTGAAAACTCTAACAATTTATCAGATGTAAGGTCTGCTACCTTGTTGAACTCTGTAAGTTTCTTATCAAGGTCTGCAACCGCATTAACCATTGATTTAAAACCACTTATAACCTGGTCAATAACTTTGTAAGCCAACTGATATCTAAGAATATTTTCAAAAGCGTCTTTAATACCACTCTTCAGCCCATTAAAGAATCCTGTGTACAAACTTCCAGAAGACTTTACTTGCAATGCTATATTGTTGAACTGTCGCTGTAACTTTGAGAAATCAGCCTTGTTATTACAATTCTGTAAATCAGATATAATCTGTTTTAACTCAGAATCATACTGTGCCGCTGCCTGTCTGTTCTGCCCCATCCATATAACAATCTTATTAGTGAGTGCAGAAGCCCCTTGCATTGTTGAAGTATCAGCACTAAGATTTCTCTGCTCTTGGGCAGTTACCTGATACTGTTTCTGTAAGTTCTTTAAAGATGTGACAATCTCATTATACTTAGCAATCTTTTGTTGAGGATCACTTACTGTATTAATAGATTCCATAGAAGATTTTAACTCTTCAATCTGTGTTTTAACATTGTCTGGTACTTTAATAGAATTGAACTTCGCTTCAATTAAAGCTATATCCTGTGGTAATGTTTCCAGATTGTTCTTCATTGCTTCTAATGAACTGGCATGTGTACCCTTAGAAATTTCAGCATTAAATGTCTGATACTCCGTTCTTGCTAAACGAAAATATGTTTCTAACTGTTTAATATCATCTATTGAGAATGCTTTGATAGATAAATCATTGAATTTATTCTGATTATCAGAATTAAGAGATATACCGGCTTTTTCTGCCTGAGTATTAAGAAGCTTCATCTTAGCAATCAGTTCTTCCTTCTTACGGATTACCTGATTATCAGATTCTGCCTGTCTTTGATTAGCCTTAGTTGTGGCTTCAATATTCTGTGATAATGATTTCTGACCTTCTGACCATTTGACAATGTTATGTTCCATGCCATTTGCATCATACCACTTACCTACTGATTTTAACTTTAATGTAGCATTTGTCACCTCATTAAGCTCATTACGATAAGTAAGTAATGCCTTTGTAGCCTGTCCATTATCATCAACATTAATCTTGTACTTGACTAATTGTCCTTTGTTATTTGTGATGTCTGCAACGATTTTATTAATCTCTGCTTTAACTGCATTAGCATCAGACAAGTCAAATTGAAATGGAACTTTTACATTAAGTCCTGTCGTATTAATTCCTGATTTTAACTGCTGATTAATAATATTCTGTTGCTGTTTGATAGAGGAAGTATCTAATTTGACTGTCCCCACATTGATTTGTAAATTTTTAGATATGCTATCCAACTGCTGTTGAATAAGCATTTGAGATTTGCTTGAATCAAGCCCTACTGCAACACGTGCAGCATTTGTATCAGACAAGTTCTTTAATACCTGTCTCAACTGCTTGGACATAAGTTTTTGTGTTGCATTCATGTCTAATCCAAGCGTAACTAAATTGTTAGCCATTAATTATAAGCCTCCTTAATAATTGATTTTAATATCAATACCTAAAGGATTATTTTTATTGAATCTGGCTATTGCTTTTTCTATAAAGTTACCACCTTCTCGATATCCAAAATTTTCAATATCTTTATGCCAGCCACTTTTCACCTTGTATCCTTCATTCATAAGTTCAATTGAGTTTATTACATTATCACTCCACAACGATTTGTGAAATGCATCATCAGAATATACTATGTCAATTACAAGCTGATTCTTTGATGGATAAACCCTTACAACATCATCAACACTTATTGAATCTCTCATATTATATGTTCTGTTATATATTGTCGGTGTATATGAGAAATACCATGCGTCAATCTCTTCCTGAAGGATTTTAAGAAATCTGTCTGCTTCAACTTTAAGCTGCTTTTCTATAGTATTACCAGTCGGCAAGACAAGCTTTCTTAAATCAAAACCTAATGTATTATTCATAAGCTCCTTTCCTCCAATTTAAACAATTCTAGGTATTAACATTATTTGTGAGACCTATCATCGCAAAAATCTTCAATTATTTTTATCTGATCTTCATTTAATTCATAATTATCAGACAGCCATCGAGACATTTGAGATGGATAGATTCCAACTAATGAGGCGAGATATGATTTCTTAATGCCATGCTGCTTAAGATGCTCTTCGACTTTTTGTTGTAATTCCATTTCAATGCCCTTTCTTAATGATAAAATCTATGGTAAAAAGAGATAACTTCTGCCATAGAATAGGCAGTTATCAAAATAATTTTCAAAATTATTTGTTCTCTTCCCCTATATAAAATTTGTAAAAATAAAAATGGAATGTGAAATTTGCTATAAAAATAAGGCAAAAATCACATTCCGACACTCAATTTGAAAACTTTAAATTCTCAAATATGATTCAGGCAGCAGGCTCTTTCTTGTCTTTATCCTGCTTCCCTTCATTCAATTTTTTCAAGTTGTCACTACATTTTTGACTGCATGTCTTAGTGTTCCCGACTTTTATAAAATGTCTGCCACACATCACACATTCACACAATTTCTTTTTCCCATTACTTTCAAATGCTTCTAAGTAAACAAGCGGATTATATATATCTTGAACCTCAAACAGCACATTGTTATCATCTGATATGTCCATATTCAGAACGAATCTTTGCTTCTGTTTATCATCTTCTATATGAATAACACCAGACTTATTGAACCTTTTGAAACTGCTATCAAATGAAGCTGCCCCAACCATTTTCATAATTGTATTCATATTATAATATATCGGAGTTCTTTTCTTCTTACCATTCGGCTTGATTTCAGTTTTATGCTTATACTTTGTTATAAAGAATGAGTCTCCTTTTAATCTGTCAGTCTGTTTAGCATATTTATAATGACACAACAGGGCAAACAATAACTCTCTGTCGTTCTGATAATATGTGCCATTCTTCTTTTTCTGAAGAACTGCGTCCATAAAATTCATATCTGCCTGTGTTATACTAACACTCTTTCTGCTCAATTTATTTTCAAGCATATTATCTAAGGTATCATCACCCTCAACAGCTTTTTCATAACACATTCTAGGTCTTTCCTTTAAAACAATACCTGTCTTCTGATTCTGATTAAGGTTATCAACAATAACATGTCCAAAACATTTCCACAGCATATCTTTAGTAGAAGTCTTAAACTCATTTTTATTATATTCCATGTCAATAAGTGAATTGACTGCAAGATTAATGTTAAATTCTCCATTTTTAGTGAAGATATCTTTAATCTCTCTAATACAATGATAATGAAATACTTCAAACTTTGCTGTAATATCCCGACTATCAGTATTTCTTCTGTCCATCTCTTTTTTAATATCTTGACACAACTTCTGCTTTGCTTTCTTCCTGTTGTTCCAGACAGCATACGCCTTTATATATTCATCACTATATCTGTCAGGTTCATATAGTGGCTGCTTAACGCTGTTATCATCTAACACATAGGAATTGTTCATAAGATTCTTATAATCGAACTTACTCTTCTTATTATCTTCATCAATACCAACATCATACAAAAAATGCTTTCTTCCTACTTCTTTATCAATGTACTGAGGAATTCTATCCATAGGACTATTCGTATAATCCTCAAGACTTGATGATTTCTTACCTTTAGCAAACTTGAAGAACTGCGGATACTTTATCTTTGATGGTTCAAACATGTTCTTAGAATCAGGAATGAGTTCTTTATATAACTGCTCATATTCACCTATTAAAAGATTCTTTCCAGTCTTAGGGAAGTCTATTGCATAGTTGGACATTGCACATATAACATTAATAGCATCATCATATTTTAATGGATTATCTTCTAAATCTGGTCTGTTCCACAATTTAGTAATAGCATTGCTTGATAAACCAATAATATTATTTTTGAATCCATCAACAAGAGTTTTATAAATAGATTCATTATCTATATGCTGTGCCTTTGCTTTCTGCATATCATAATATAAAGGTACATCGGGTAAACCTTCTGTGGCTTTTAATACAGCCTTATCAGCTATAACAAGAATATGGTCTCCATCCCAGTCACACATAAGAAAAAGTGAAATCATATCATTACAACTTACAACTGTATCACTTTCCATATACTTGAACCACTTCTTACATTCATCTGAAACTATCAGTTTTCTTCTAGGACATTCATATCTTGACAGGTGTGGACTTCTAAGACATAACACTTCTTCCACATCCCCCTGCTCACCATAATATTTATTATATACATGATTCTCAGGTACTAAGCCCTGCGGATTGACATTACCCATAAAGAGATATTCGCAAAAAGCGTACATGTCAGGTGCTACATAACTGTAATATCCTCTAACTGGAATCTTACCGCCCTTATATGAATTCTTTCTTGCATTATATAAGCTATGTATTTTGCTCATAATATATTTGTCCTGTATAAGTGGTGGGTAAATATCCAGTGCCTTTGCTATGTAATAATTCGCATTTTCAACCTTTCCTCCATCTGCTGCCAGTACAGCAACATCATTATCGCCAATAATTTCTTCATTTAATATATCGTCAATTGTAAGTCCTAACTCTTTCTTCACATATTCAAGGTCTGTTTTTAATTTGTATAAATCTTCTACTGCTGGCTGGCATAGCTCTGTAATATCTGTATTGTATGGGAGTGTCTGTAAGAATTGATATGAGAAAGTAACCTCTTCTTTCGGAGGTTCAGCATAAGCATTAATAGATAATTTCAGATTGTTTTCTTTGAATTTTTTCTTGTATTCTTCCCAAGAACTGTACTGTTTCCACATCTTTAACTGGCTCGTAGTAAGAATATATCTTATATCTTCCTTTTCTACATCGTGCGGAGTTCCCCACGGATCAACCAGAATACTATTATGAGATATCTCATGAGCAAACAGTCTGAAATCAAACGGGAACATAGCACCTTTGATATAACCGCCTCTTATCTGACAGCTTGAATGTAATTCCCCTGGAATAAACATTCCTGCTCCATCCGTATGTTCAATAGAAATCCTCTTGGTCTGATATTCTTTTGGTGTATCATTCACATAACATTGTCCGTTATCATCTGTCTTTATATCAATGTATTTAACCTTACCATTAACAACAGTTTTAAGACCATCAACAACAATACACTTGTCAATATCAATGTTCTTAGGCGGTAATTTGCTTGATGATAATAATAACGCATTATATGATAAATACTTACCAACATTCATTCCTTTATTATCATTACCCTTATCAGCATTTATTCTATCAACTGTAAGTCCTGCCATTAAGAATGATTTATGTGCTTCATAAAATTCTTCCTTTATAAGAGTAACCTTACAATTTCTCACCTGACCTGTAGTTGCTGTGAACAATTTATATTTCTTACCGCCTATAATGATTCCCTTATCTATAATCTGCCATAAGATTTCATTATGATTGATTACCATATAGATAATCTCGTCCAGAAGCTGATAATCGCACTTCTTATACCCTCTATCAGCTAATGCAAGCCTGACAATATCATTCTCAAATATCACAATCTCATTTCTTTCATTCAAATACTTGTCTGATACTGTCCTGACAGATTCATTGTTATGAATAGCCTCTGATAATTCTGTATTCTTTTTCTTCTTATCATTATAGATAGCATTCTCGTCATCTGTGAATGTCTTAAATGTATTTAATTGATAAATCCTTACTCTTCCTAGTTTAAGCTTTGTATAATTGTGTTCTATAATTAACACCAACCTTTCTGTATATTCTTTTTATAGTATTCTCTGATTTAAGAATGAAATACCATCTAAAAAACTAATGTTTGATAATAATTTTATTGATAATTCTTGTTATGGCTGACTTATCTTCTCTTTTTTCGTACATATCGACTTTTTTTAATTTGAAATTTTTTTTCAATATCATTTAAAACCACACTAATATAACTTATCCAATTATCTCTTTTATAATTAAAAATTTTTTCACAAATATTACATATTATATAAATTAAAATTACTGCTGCTATTAATGATATAGATATCCACACTATAAGAATTCCTATGACAATTTTACTATTTCCCGTTGTTAGCTCTTTATAAATAGAATATACATTATAAGATGCCCCCATTATCACCGAAAAAACAGAAAAGAACAATGAATAATGAGTTATATTTTTTTCTTCATAATTCTTATGTTTTTCTATCTCAGCTCTCAATTGTAATATTTTGTCATAATCATTCCCAATATACTCTTCTAATTTATCTCTGACTTTTTTAATATCACATTTACTATTTTTTCTTTCAAGTTCATCACAAATTTCAATTAATTTATCCATATTAACCCTCCATATTTTATAATATATTTCAAATATATATTATCTCAAATATATTCCAGTGTTCTCACATCACAATTACCTTCCTATATAAGGCTTAAATCGCTTCTGACAGACTAAACAGACGCTTTTATCTGCCAGATACACAATTTACTATCTAAAATAATATCACCCGAATTTGATACCATTTTCTTTAATTTAAGCCCATATATATAAGTATTAATTGCTTTAAGGAAATGCTGATTTCATGGGAAGTTTTTCAGCTATTTACGCCCTATTTGTGGACTTTTCTTTTTCTTATTTTTCCTATTTTCATTCTCCCAATTTCTAACTGCAAATTTTGCCATTTCAGGATTATCAAATATATATTTTATAGGACGAATATATGGTTGTGTATCCTTTTTCCCCTTAACTAATACTTTATTAGTGTCTAAATTTATTTTTATAAGAATGACTTTACATGCACCCGAATAGTTACATGTATAATATGTCCTTCCTATAATTAATTTTTCTTTGTCTACTGGAATCGGTTTTATATATCCCATTATCGTAATCTCCTTTTCATATCTGATTTTATTTGCAGACGTTCGCAAGAACGGATGCAAGGGCATGAGCTTCGTAGGAAGCGAAATGACCAACTGTCTGTGACATAATATATTAGTGGGAACATCCCACACCCTGTTAGTCTGCCATCTTATCTTGCGAAACAAGTTCGCAATCTAATCTGTCAGCCTTTTTCGTTGATGTGTCCTGCCACATTGCTTACGCAATATGTCAGTCCAATCAAGCGAAAATCATCTCTTTTTAAAAAGTTGGCACTTTATAATGCCATATAAAGGAATTGTTTATATATCCCGTTTTAAAGTGCCAACTTTTTATAATCACTGATCAAATACAAATAATTCATCAATATCCGAATTACTTTCCAAAAATTCTTCCATTGAAAATGTTCTATCCTTATGACCTATCCTTATTAGTTCATCAGTCAAAATACTTTGTGCATCTAAATATGTATCTGGTGGATTCCACATTTTCTTTTTATGTGTTTCAATTCTTGGGTTATCTCCCCAATATTCATCAATCAGATTTTTCATCTGCTGTTGATATTCTGCTTTATTTTTTTCATACAGGTCTTTTGCATTTGAATTTAGATAATCAACTACCTTCTTATTCAATAATTCCTTCTGTAGTTTCATTTCCAATTCTGGTAACGCTTCTTTAACTCCATCAAATGTATAAATCACTTTTATCTGTTTAAAGTAGTGATTCCATCCATACTGCTGATACAATAAATCATTTACTTGTTGATAAAAATCTGCTTGTTGGAATCTAATAAAGACTTGGAACATTTTTTCATATCCCATAATGTTATGTAAGACATGTCTTTCGACTTCAAGAATCTGCTTTTTCTGAAGATCAGTAGCTTCAAAATACTGTTCTTTACCTCTTTTATCCTTTGTGACAATGACTGTCTGAATTTCATAAGTAATTAGTTTTCTATTCTTCAAGCTGTTCAATGCAGAAAAAAGAATCTGTTCTAATTTCTTGTTACATCTTTGATAAAAATGTCTAACTTCCCATGATGTAATTCTATAATCAAGATTTTTTAATTTATTTTCTGGTGTTCTTCCATATTTATGACTTGCCATACCTAGCATTTCCCACCAATTACGTTTCGTAAATGTTCTTGTATAACCTTCTTGTTTTGATAGGTACTGTAATAAAATTACTTCTATACACTGCACATAAATTGAATTATTACCCAATTTACGCTTATCTTCTTTGGTTAGTGGGGCATCATATATATCTGAAATAATAAATTTTTGTCCTGACTTTTCCCATTCAAAGTATCGTGCAAATTCTTCTAATTGATATTTCTTTGATTTACCGCTTTTAACTTCCTGACCTAACAATTCACATAGCAATTTATAATTTTTAACAGTCATACCAATTTCAAGTTTTGATATATCAATACTATCTACAGTATTTTGTGGCAGCAATAAGTTATCATCTTCTTCATATCCTTGTAGAAAATCCTTTTTCAATTCTTCAAGAGATTTAACCCACACATTCTTTAATTGTTCCTTATTCTGAAATTTTTTGTTTTGGTTTAAAATATCAGCAATATTTATAGCAATAATCCTGTCAAGCAAAGGATCTATATTACACACATACTGTCTCAAAACATTTTCTTCTATATCCTCATTCTTATATTTATCAGCATTTAAGATAATTTCTTTTGCATATGTAACTACTCTACTTGTATCTTTCTTTACTTCATCAGGTGTTGGTAATTTTGTTATTCTTTCTGCTTCTTCTGGTATAACAGATATGTACTCTCTCCCATTCGACACATAAAAAAATCTCTCCAATACCTTTGCTGTCTGATTTTTATTGCATGGATTTATATAATCCATATAGTTTATTCTTTCTTCTGTATTAACGCTAATAATACATCCCTCCGTTTCTAATCAGTTATAGGCATAATGCCATTTCTGACACTATGCCTGTCTATCCGTACTCTTCAATTTACCAGTATCATCACTGGCACTATTTAATCATTTATAAGGAAGATGCTGCCATGTACCATTTACATCAATGGTTAGCTTGCTACTTTCACCGCAAACATATCTCTGTGATACTATATTCTCCACTCAGAGAAAGTTTTTACTGATTTGACGATTCAGATACAACTTTAACATTTACCGCCTGTGTCCTTCCGTCTTTATCCTCTCCAATCTCAAATTCAACAACATCATTCTGATTTAAGGATTTGCTACCCTCCATCTGAATACTTGAATAATGTACGAATACATCATTTCCTGATTCGTCCGTGATAAATCCCCAACCTTTTGTTCCATCAAAAAATTTTACTGTACCTTTCATTTCTTAAATTTCTCCGCATTTTATAAATTTTCTTTAATTGGATTGATAGCACACTTTTCTGCAAAGCTATCAATTAGCTTGTCAAAACAATCAGGACAAATATCCAAGTCAAGCATACTTCCATCATGCTTACTGCCATAACCTACACGATCATGAATACTAATAGGCATTTGATTTTCAAATACCTGTTCTACCGTCTTTCCACATACATTACATCTGGTTAATCCTTTTGCCATATCATCTGCGTCCTTTCTTTGTATATAAAACATCTTATAATTTCTCAATTCCTTTCAAATGAACAGAATTGAGAAATACATAAGTTTCCATTTTAATCTAACGATGTCAAAGCTTTATGATATGATTCAACAATATCCCCTATATCAGAACTAGTACTTTTTATCTCATCCAATATGCGTGATACATCTTTATCATAATCTTTGAATATCTTCATGATTTCAACAATACTTCTACCTGATTCAAGCCATTTGTGGAACATTTCCATATCTATAGAATTAACAATCTCCCATATGTTAGGTTCATGTGTATCATCATATGTTCCAAGACCATTCACTGTATCATCATCAACTATATACTTAAATGTTCCTGATAAATTCACCTCTTGAATCATAGGATTACTTGAAAATGTTTCTACAAATTTATCTATAGATGAGCCTGATTCTTTGAACTTATCATACACAATGTTATAATATAATGCTGATACATAAACACCTGTACGATTAATGAACTCTCTTCTCGATATAAAATCATCATACACTAGTTCATCTGGCTTAAAATGCGAATCATATTCGCTGATTAAGCATGTTTTCTCGTTCTTTTTTACCTGAGATAAATTTGCTTCCTTACTCTTGTCAAAATTTTTTACTGTTCCTTCCATTGATTAAATCCTCCATTTATAATTATTTTTATATAATTCAAGGTGAATCAAGCTATTCTTGTAAGATTCTTTAACAGTCCACAAACTGACCTCTACTTATATGTTCTCTGTTTTTAAAATCTCAGATAGACATTTTCTCCATTTGTGAAAGTAATTGTATAATTACGCAATCCCATCTGAGGTACTAAATCCGCATCTGTTCTGCTAATCTTTTCAATATCCTCTTTCAAGATTACCATTCGTGATTTATCCACATAATGAGTGGTTGTTGGTACTGAAAATGCAGAAATCAACTCGTCTTTTTCTTCATCTGATAAATCAGACCATTTATCACTAATAATAGAAAGTATTTTCTCCATTGGAACATCACCATCAATCCCATACTTGTCTAATACTTCCCATGCTCTTTCATTCTCTGTTTCGTAATAATATTCATGGTCAAATGTTAATTTGACATTTTCATCTTCGCACTCTTCTATATTAAAGTGATCAAAAAACACTTCCCAATATGCCTTCCCAAAATTCTGTGCTCTAATACTAAACTTTGATTCTGCAAGGTCTAAATTCTTTAAATCTTTAATTAAGCCCTCCCATGTAATTTCACCTGAACCACTTCTGCTCTTTACAAACCTAACAAACTGTCTAATAGCACTCTGTGATTCAGATTTTTTATATCCTTCATCTGCTAACAGTTTTGTAATATCTTTTGTAATATCTTTTGTCATTGTCAGATTATCAAAATCACAAGATTTTTCTAATCTCTCACGATCAAAATTCTTTCTATTAAAGTAACCCATAATAATTCCATAATCCTTGTTCATAATAATTTCCTCCATTTATTTATGTTCTTTTACTTTGTCTGGCAGCCACTTTATTGAGCCGTCCTTATTTATAGGTATCCGCACCTTCTGCCCATTTTCATATTCAAAAACATGTGATAACTTACCATCATCATCCACTCTTAACCATTTCTTAATCATAAATACCTCTCAAATATCCGTCCTGATTAATGCTCCACTTTTACTAAATCTTCCTATTGTTATATCTCCGAATTCTGATAAATCAGGATCATTCATATTAACCACATAAGAAAATATGTAATTATTTTCTAAGTTCTGATTTTCCCACCCATCTTTATCATTGCTAACATATAGAAGTGACAACAACTTTCCATGTTGTGTAATCGTTTCAATAGCATGGTAGACTATACAGCCCGGATATTTTTCTTCAAACTGCTTTACTGCCTGTTCATAAGATTTGTCATATGATATTGTGTCGATACTTCCTATGCATCCATTTGCTGTAAGGTAACTGTAGTACACCTTACCTTCCTGAAAATATTTCAGAACTTTCTCATTAAGATTGAACCTATCAATAAGAATCTTAATTCTTTTAATGGCTTCTTCCCTGATTTCTGCTTCCGTTACTATCATATTGCTGTTCATTCCTTATAAATAATCTTATATATCTATCAGCAATTTATCATTGCTTAATATATTCTTCTCCGTTCTCGGATTTACTTTTACAAAAATTCATTTAAAATATCTAACCCTGACTGTTCCTTTTTCTTCTCAACTGGCTTTTCATCATCAAATGCACCCAAAAATCCAACTGAATCACCAAATAAGCTATCCTTTGACGCTTCCATGCCCTTCTTGATGATTTCCATATTGGTCTGTGCAGCTTCTTTTATCTGATTAAGTCTTGTTCTTGGTAAAGACAATCCACTCACCATACATACATTTGCTGTCGCATTAGTTCCTATATATGTATCAATAGGAGTACCTATTTCAGAATATAACTGGCTCATATCAACATGATTATCACATGTCATAATCCCTATATATCTAACAACCTTATCCTGCTCTATAGGTGCATATATGTTATTACTTGTAATAGAAGAAATAACTTTATCTGCATTATCCTTTCCCAGCTTTGATATAACAGCCATACCAGGAGTTGATAATAACTTATCTATTTCACTTCTATCCAAGCACCCATAATTACCGCCATTCTCATTAGCAAGAAATGCGCTTAAATGGGTATAGAAAATATCATTAATCTTCATCTTGTCATTGTGCTTTGAATTATCTAAGATAAAAACAGCCCCGATACCTTCAAGATGTTCTATTTCCTGAAAAAGTTCTACTGTATTCGCATATGATTGAAAATTCTCTGACTTATCAGGAAGTACTGTTACAATACAGATATTTATTCCAAGCTGTTTTGATAATATTTTTGATGTTGCTGCAAGCATTCCACTTCCAGTTCCACCGGCAGCAGACGCACATATAAATAATGTAGTTATTGATGGCATCTTTGCTCTTACTTCATCAATAAGCAATTCCAAATTATCCTTTAATAATGCCTTAGACATCTTCCTATTCTTATGGCATCCTGTTCCATTCCTGAAATGAAGTTTATTCTTTGCATTTCTTGTTGCTAAATCTTCTATAGAACTATTTGCAACAACACATGGGAATCCCTCTTCCTCAAATCGTTTTGTTAAATTACCGCCAGCCTGTCCAAGCGATAAAAATCCATACAGTGATAAATATTCTTTTTTATACATTGTGAGTTTCCTCCTTTTTAATAGGTAATAACGCAAGACCAGATTCTGTAATGAAATAGCTTTTAGCTTTACAAACTTTCACACCTTCATCAATATATCCAAGATTCTGCATTTCTTTAATTCTTTTGTGAATGGTACTGTATTTACTTGTCTTTTCAAATTGTGAAATTTCAGATATCGTTATACCATGCACCTTATCTGTAGCCTTCTTTGTGCGTAGAATACCAAGAATCGTATATGCACATCTGTTTAATTCCATATACTTTCACCTTCTTTTATGCAATATTCCTAAAGCTTTATATACCTTGCTTTTCTCTGATTTGATTGTCAAAAATAAAAGGCTTTAATCGCCTACTATACTGTTCTCTCTTTAGTTATCACATCCCTTAAAAATTATTTATGTACAAAAATGTAACTGGAAATTGTGGGTGAATACCCAAGACTTAAAAATGATGATTGAATTACTCAATCTCTTCTGCTATAATGTGAATTGCTTAAATTACATGTGCAGCTAAGTCTGTACAATTTAATTACATATCATAAAGTAGTACGCCAATACTCTTTATGAATTTCAGGAAGTAACTATCGCCAAATAGTTGCTTCCTTTTTCTTTTGTATTTATGTTCTTGGGAAAAATTAATGTAAATACATTCTCTTCCTTTGACATGCTCCATATTATCACGTTATAACTAGGTTGTCAATTACTTTTTTAAAAGTTTTTAAAAACCTATTTATTTATTCTAGCTTCATCAAATATTTGAATCGAATGTCTGGCAGCAATTTTATACTTCTCCATTAAATCGATCATGTTTTCTAAATTAATTTTATATTCTTCCCCGATTGCTTCTTGATCTTCTTCTGATAATAAGGATATTTTCATTTCTTTTAATCCATTAACCGTAATTGTTATAATACTTGTACCAGTCTGTATACTTCTTAATGCCAATGCCCCTACCTTACTATCAATAAACGCTTTCAAATAGTAAGGATTTATTATATTCTTATTAACACGAATAGCAATTAAATTTCCGCTCAATATATCTTTATAAATTTTATTACCTCTATATATAGCAGACTTAATTGTACTATTCTTTGCAGTAATGATAATATCTCCATCTTCTACTATATATTTTTCAAATTTCTTCTTTTCATCATATTTTATTTTTCGTAAGTCATCAGATACAAAACCTTCTGCTTGAATATCAGAAATATTTATAATTCTATAAATTGATTCTTCACCTTCATTTAATGAAAGTCTATCTAGTTCACTTGCACTAAGTTGATAACCTCTAAATATTGTATCTGTCACGTTTTCTAATTTAATGGGATTTTCTATAGTATCTGATAAATATCTATTCATTCCAAGATATGAATCATTAGCTAATATTTCCGATATTGGCACATCAATAACACAATCCGAATGTATATCATCCAAATATAGTTTTATTATTTCTTCTATATCCTCTTGTGAAAAATATACATATCTTCTTTGCTCTGTATATATTTTAGACGCATCTATCATCTTAATTGATTTTTTATTTCTATTTTTCTTTAAGATAATAAGAGATGGTTTTACAGCAGTCGAAGGCAATATTCCAATTGGTAAAGAAATAATTGTATCTACATAATTATTTAATACTAAATACCTTCGTGCTTCTTCATCTATTCCATTAAACAATACTCCATCAGGAACAAATGATATTACCATTCCATCATCTTTAATAGATTGTAAGGCATTAATAATCCATAATAAATTAGCAGAATATTTTTTATTAAATTCAAAACGAAAATTCCAGCTATCTATCATTTGAGCTACTTCTTCTTTTTCATATTTAAATATTAATGGATACGAGCAATAAATCATATCAACCTTATCTTTTAATTTTGGTGCAAAAAATGTATTTGTATTTACAATTTCCAAGTCTTGATTTAAAAAGTATTTTCTTATTAAAGCCACATAATAATCTTGCTGGGAAATAACCATCCCCCTTGCTTTTTCTATATGATTATTATTGAACATATGCAATATAAAATCAGCAGTTCCACAATCACAATTATAGATACTATGTCCACCATGTGTTTTGAATATTTCAGATACAAGTGAATTTATCCATTCTATAGATGATATTGAGAAAACTTCATTTCTAACGGAAGAATCAGAATTTATCCCTAAATCTAATACAATATGTTTCAAATCAAATTTTGTAATAATTTCAATTACATTTACAAACATAAAAGTTTCTATTTTATGAGGAAGAAAAGATAATGCTATACTTAAGACTTCTTTTCCTTGTTTATCATCTATATATGAATATGCTTTACGCGAAAACTCCTCTAAATCTATTACTGTATTATGTGAAATTTCTAATAAATTTTCTTTTCCGATTAATAATCCTATTGTTGATATTGCAAATATTATTCTATTAGATTCTATTGGTGTCATTTTCTCCGTTAATCGTAACATATTTTGAATTTCTTCTCTAAAATTCATAATGGTATCTCTCCTTATAATAGGTTATTTATAACCTTGATTATAAAGATAGAATCACTATTTGTCAAGGTTGCTGACAACCTAATAAATGAGTTTTTTGTAGTTATTAAGAGTATCTACAGAAATTCCAATCATTTCTGCAATATCTGACTGAGTTAATTGGTCATCCGAAACTTTCGGTTCACCAATTCTATTATTTCCTTTTTGGTTAGCAGAACCTTCTCTAACTCCATAAATTCTTTCAAGTTCTTTAATACATCTGCCAAGTTTTACAGGATTAGGATTACCAATACTACGCTGACGAATATTATATTTATCTCATCACACCAAACATGTTTTTTATTCCGAACATGCTTTGCTTATATTTCTTTAATATCTCAAAAGCCTTAATTTTCTTATCAAATTTCAATATTGGTTTTTATCATATTAACACATCATTCTAGTATGTTAATATATAACATTCACTCATTTTCTCTTAAAACACTACGAACTAAACATCGAACCGCAATATTCCTACTATCACTTCACTGTAAATCAACTTTCCTAATCTCCAAAAACACTAATATTTACTGCATTCTTACATAAAACATTCTTGAAACAATACACCCTATCAAACTCAATACATTCATACTAAAAAAGCCGTGACCATTACAGCCACGACTCCACAACAAAACATATAATTAATAAGGAAAACCTTATATAATATGTATATCAAGAGTTCATTACGCTCTTAATACCGAATTAATATAACATATTTTACTGAATTTATCTACCTGGTTATTTCCTAAACATCCATGTTATTTCTATATTATAATAATGCAAACAAGCCTTTTATACCTGCTGCCTTTTGTAACTGACTAATTCTACCTAATACAATGCAACCTAATTCATTAAAGAAATATTTCTTTATGCTTCTATAATCGTGTAATGTGTCTGTATCAATCTCAGTATGTAAGTTTAAATTATCTGCATCGAATATGTATGTACTAATAACTATTTTATTTGTTCGTGTGTTCATTTCCATACTCATTGATACTTTAAAATCAGACAGATATAATACCTGTTGTGTTTCCACAAAATGTCCAGCTAACATATTGTTGACTATATCCTCTAGTGTTCTCTGAATATTAAAAGGTACAATAACATCCTTATCAATTAAAAATCCTACAACAGTATCATTTATATCGGTGTAGTCCTTATCACTCTGTAAATGTAAATCTTCAAATCTGTATTTTGGCTGTTCCATAATCTTAATATCTTCCTTTCTTGATCTTATCTTCGATTATCCCCTTACCTATTGTAAAGAAATGATAAATTGCTAATGGTATAAATATCAAAAGAATTTTGACCACCAAATTCTCAACTATCATAGATGTAACCATCCCACACATCCATAATGTCATTCCTATATAAAATCCATATGTGAAAATCTTTAGTTTTGTTCTGTACTTCTTGTATTTTTCATATTCGTTATAATGATAATTCCATCTTGATATATCATCTTTAGTTGCTCCATCAATCATTTTCAACTTTCCCATCCTCTCTTTTATCTGCTGCCATCTCCGCATTATATTCCGCTTCAATATCATCCATAATATCCCTTAAGTTTTCCTTTGCCCCTTTTAGCCAATATAAATTATCATTTGCAAGAATCGGCTTCCCAGCTTCATACTGTCGTTCAATCTTATCCATCATAAATTGAATACCAGCTTTAAACCCATTGTCATATGCAAGTTTTATTGCATCCTGATTCATAAGTTATTACCTCCGTGTCATTAATTTTGCCTTACATATACTAATACACATTTTTCAGACAAAATTTCCCCTCAATTAGCAAAATTTTGATTATTTAATTGCATATGATTTCTTGTTTATATACTGTTTCTACCTTATAATATATAAGAAGGGAGTTGATACTTATTTACATTGAGATTAAGAAGCAGAACCGCTTCAAAGATTTATTACATAAGATTTTTAATAGACTTGAAGATTCTTTGTTTAATCTATTTCAGAAAATGCCTGAGAAAATAATTCCTACTTGTCTTATAACCTGGATGGAACATTATACAGATAAACGCATTGCTCAATTACAACATCAAATTATCCGCAGTAAGTGGCAGACTATAGAACTTGAAAAAGCTGTCAATAATATACATAGTCGGCAGCAGATATAATAAAAGCACCTTCAGAAAGTAAATTAATCTTTCCGTTGGTGCTTAGTTTTATTGTATATCATCCATTGTCATACATGGGATTTCTTTTTCCTGTCTTAACTGCTTATCATTAGTGAAAAACATATCACATCTGGACGCAATCGCTGATGAAACTTGCAATGCGTCCATTGCTTTAAATCCCTTATACTGTCCTCTAAGTTTAGATGCCTGTTCTGCAATATCTGAATTTATATCTATAATTTCAACATTCATATAATCTAAAAAGCGTTTGAAATTATCTACAAAATCCATTTTACCACTTAAATACGGATATACCAGATACTCTTCTACTGTTATTGCAGAAGTAACAACCTGTATATTCTTTTCTATACACATTGTAAAAAATCTCTTTATAACCTCTGAATATAAAGGACTGTTTTCAAGATAGTATATAATAGGTGCTGTATCAACAAACACTCTTTTAAAGTCTGTCATTATCTCTCATCTCCCTTATATATTCATCTGCATTTTTGCCACGCTCTGTTGTAGGCATAACAAACTGGTCTAAATCAATTTTCTTTGTTCGTCTGTCTGATATACTTATCAAACCATCAATACCACTTAAAATCTGAACAACATAAGTCAGCTTATCTTCTGGTACTCTTTCCAATAATTCAATAGCTTCTCTTCTAGTTGCTGTCATAAGTCATACCTCCTTTAAATCTTTGCAAGAAATCGTTGTTTCTTTATATGCCCTCGTTTTCCTTATTCTGTTCTATAACATACTTTTCACCATTAAATTCTGTATTTTTATCAATAAAAGCTAATTCCATACCTAACATATCAGCTATCTTTACTAATTCATCTGGTGAGAAAGTATTTCGTTGTACCTTATTACTAAAATTTTGTTTACTTATTCCTAGTGCTGCTGCCATCTCTAGCTGTGTAACCTTTTTGTTTCCTGAAATAGCCTTAAATGTTTCTTTAAGTGCCAACATTATTTCCTCACTTTCCCTATATTAACCAACTATTCTATTGATTAATTATAGTATATCACATTAATATTATTATTGCATTTAATTCATAATTCAATTTATATCAACCGATTCAACAATCTATGAGTTATTTTCCATAACAGCCTGTTACCTTGTTTTATACCTGTCTGATAAATAAATATCTCCGTTATGCGTTCCATAAAATCATCGGGAAGAATTGAACCCTTAAATTCATTACATGCTTTGCAGGTACACTGAAGATTACTTATATCATCTGCGCCATTCATAACAAGTGGAACAATATGATCCAGTGTCATATTATCATAGGTTATTTTTCTACCACATAAAATACATCTTCCATTTGCTGTATTGTATATCAATTTTCTTGCTTCTTCAGAAAATCTAATTCTTCTCCTGCTCCTATTTAACTTATATTTCTCGTTGGTTACTATATCTAATATGTAATATCCTTTTGTTTTACTTGGGGCTTTCTCTAATCTTTCTTTTGCTTTTTCCATAGTCAAATATATTTGTGCTTCATTTACATCTTTTGTCTTTGCTACTCCGCCATTTTCCGTTATTCTTATATAATAATTTCCATTTGTAAGTACATAAGCCATAATATCAACCTCTCTTCCATTGAGGACAGCCATATTTCAAGCTGTCCCATATTCCTTATTTATTCAATGTTTCTACTGCTTTTATCATTTTTATATTGTATTCATCATAAATTAAAAAACTAACAATTCTCTTACTTATGCATATTAAAATCTCATTGTTTTTATATATCTCTTCATTTTTCCCTTTATTTACTTTTATCATGTTTGAAAAAATACTATTACCAAACATTTTCTGCTCGTATTTTTCAATAGACTTTTCTTTGTTAAAATAGACATAATTTTTGTACATTACTTATCACCCTTATCCTTATACCAAACCAACTATACAAGCCATTTTATACAATGGATTCTTTGCAAGTTTCCGTATATGTTCCGCTTTCTGTCTTGCCTTCTTTTCCAATCTGTCCATATATGCCAACCGGTCTTCCATTTCCGCATATTCAAGCATTTGTACAGGTGTCAAGCTGCTGTATGGTGTCTTAAGTTGCCTATCAATAATCTGGTTTCCATCTGCTGTATTAATTATTCTAAAATCAAACATATTCCTTTCCATCCTTCCTTATATTTCCATTATTTCCGCTACAATCTGCTTTATTTTTCCAAACTGCTTATATATCCGTTTTCCACCGATTCCATGATTTTCGCTTATTTCCCTTAATGAATACCCTTTTGCTTTATCTGAAAATATTTTCCATTGTTCTTCTGTTAATCTGCCTTGAATCTGCTTTATCATTTCCATATATTCAAGGGATGTGATACTTTCCATTGGTGAAGAATCAGCAACATTTGTTTCCACAATATCTAGACTTGTATTATTTCCGATAGCTGAATTTCTCTTCTGTGTCCTGAAATATAAATACATTTCTCTTCTCATGTACATATATGAAACTGCTTCGAATTTGCATTTCCGCTGTAAATCAATATCATTCAGATATATTTCCACTGATAATAGATAACCAAATACCGCAACATCAAAGTATTCTTCTGAATCAAGTTTTGACTTCTTCAAAAATTCCATAATCAATCTATAATTATCTTCAGCAAATTTCCGCTGTTCCATTGTTAAAGGCTTAAGCCGTTCTTTATTTTCCATGTGATAACCTTCTTTCCATTTATGGCAAGTGTGCCATTTCTGACACACCACCTCAATTATTTATTAGATACCGAAAATCTCTTTGAAGATTTTTCTAAATTTCTTAATATCTTCTTCTAAAGCCCAAGTATATAAGCCATCATCATTACAACCTCCGTACATCTTTAATGTTGTTCTTAAAATCTGCTTTAATGTACAGCCTTCCAGTAACATATCTAATTCAGTTTTTTTGATATCATTCATCCATGCTTCACGCTCTGTACATTTGTTGTAAAACTCTTTGTATAGTTCTTTTAAAACCACCTGTTTTTCAACATTTGTATATGGATCAATCAAGTAATTTTCAAAATTCATTTCCTCATAACCATCATCAAGCAATGAATCATAGCTGAATAATCCACCTTTAGGGCAATGCTTTTCTCTATTAATATCACGAAAGTAATTACTTCTTGCATTGTCAAGCGTTCTAAAGAATACCTGTTCAAATTTAAGACTATGTAATCTTTCATATTCATGGTATTTCTTAACTGCATTCAGATAAGGAATAATTAAAATGTCGTACCATTCTTCTGGATTCAATTCATGAATCCTCATATAACGATATATCAAATTGTGATGTTGCTCTGAGAATAACCTCTCCTCTTCTGTTAAAGGTCTTATTGAATAATTCTTGTTGTTAGCGTTCATAACTTAATCCTCCTGAATAATGAATTCTGTAAAAATTCCACTTTTGAGCATATCCGCAAGCCATATATCAAAACTTGGATACTCGGCTTTGTCTGCCATATCTCTATAAACTTCTTTAATCTGATTTGAGTTGAATTTACGGTTTGCAAATGGTTCTTCATATGTGATATATAATTTCATATCTTGTCACGCTCCTTTAATATTCAGGGTTCAGGCGGATTGCTCCGCCCTTGCCCTTGATGATTATTTAATTCTTAAAACCTTGAATCTTGTAACCTTTTCATATTCTGTTAAATCTCCCAAATCTTCCTCAAGTCTCTTCTTATCAAGTGTTTTTCTTTCCTGCTCTTTGTAACTGATTTTTGCTGAATCTGTGTACTCTTCTGTTAAATTGTTATCTTCCATATATGAAGAAATCTCATGCTCTAAGGCTTTTTCAATGCTAGTGGCTTCTTCTGCCATAGCCTTATACTTTCTTAACTCTTCAATCTTTCTTTCAAGTTCTGCTTTGTTGTTAATCGTACACATAACGACTACCTCCTTATTAATGAAAATGTTTTGTTGTGGTAATTGCTTACCTTGTAACCGTATTGTACATTTATTCGTGTACTATGTCTATTGACAATTTTCATAATAATACACGATTTAGTTTACTCTTCTTTTGTACACTTTATACACTTATTCGTTAACTTGCACAATTTATATCCATTTATTCGTGTACTTTTACTCTTGAACAAAGTACACTTTATCGTGTATTATAGTATCAACAACAAAACATTATTAATTTTTAAGGAGGTCATTATTATGATGAATATTTATTTAACAAACTTGGGGAAATACAACGAAGGTCAGTTAATTGGTGAGTGGGTAGAATTACCAGTGAGCAATGAAGAACTTCAAAAGGTATTTGAAAGAATCGGGATTAATGAAGAATATGAAGAATATTTTATAACTGACTATGAATGTGACTTTTACGAAGTCGGAGAGTATGAGAATATCGACACACTGAACGGCATAGCAGAACGGATTGAAGAACTGGACGAAGAAGAAAGCAAGATTGTAAAGGCTTTAATGTCAGAATGTGGCTATGCATTAAATGAAGCTATAGACAAGGTAAACAGTGGCGATTATAGAATTTATTCAGATTGTGACAGTATGACAGATATTGCTTATCAGGTTGTAGAAGAATGTGGGTATTTGAACAATGTACCTGATACAGTAGCAAGGTATTTTGACTATGAAGCTTTTGGGCGTGACTTAGGAATTGAAGGGACTTTCATTTTTTTAGATGATGGCAGTTGTTTAGAAGTCATTAGATAATATATCAGATACATATTAATAAAGGGTATAACCACAAACGGTTATACCCTTTATTTTTATGTAATATTCTGTTGTTGTGTACTGCCCTGGTCTATAGGGTATGTTTACATCGTTAAATCATGCCGTTATGCTCTGAATGGCTATAGTAGTTCTATTCACACGAAACCTTGATATTTTAGCCATCCGAAGGTTAGGGGGTGGCAAAAACTAAAATGTTATGTTGTTTTTCTCCGCAGCCCTGTAGTTGGTTGTTTCACACAGTGACTTAAAAAATTTTCATTTTAAAATCCACAAATAATCATTCATATCTTTTCCATGTAATAGTTTTTCCCATTGCTGTAACTATAATCTCATTTTCATCATAAGACACTACTGTAAATGGTGTCTTATCATTTTCTTTAGGATTTGACCTTTCAAAATAGCTCATATATATTTTATCATTATCAAGTTCATAACTACCTGTTAAAGGTTCATCTTTTAAGCTACCAATATAAGAATCCATAATTCCACTTTCATAAAATTTATAAATTCTTGCTGTTGAATCCGCTGTTCCTGATGTAGTAATCCATGTACCAATTAAAATATCATTCAAACTTTTCTGATTATTAGAAGCAATTTCCGACATATTATTTTTGTTAGTGCATCCTATAAAAAACATGCTGTAAAAATAAACAGAACAGTAATTATTACATATTTTCTTTTCATATCATTTCCTCTTTTATGCTATCTAAATTCTAATAATTGTTCTTCTCCGTCTATCTTAAATGTTATAGTTATACTATCATTTGTATTAATTACCTCATATGGTAATTTAACAGCTATATGATATGCCACTTTCTTTAACGGTGTTATATTAGTTGAAGAAAATATTGTATCTAAGCTATTTGAGCCTAACTCACAGTATCCTTCCGAGCTTCCAGAGTATTTTTTTGTTCCATACGAAGCACTAAAATTTTTCACAAAATCTATATTAGCACTATAATCACTTGTATTAGTTACATAAAATTTCAAATCAACATATATTGAATCATTTGGACAATTCCAATAAGAATAAGCACTTGATGTCCTTTCTGGAAGAATTTTTGACGTAAATTCTGCCCCCACATATTCTATATTAAATCTAGAAGTATTTATCTCTTTCCCAGGTGTCAAAAGTTTCTTCTGTCTATCTTCTTCAGCTTTTGCTGCCTTAGCTTCACTTTCTCCTTGTTGACACTTTTCCTTTAATTCTTGATACTTTTCATCAGAATTATAAGATATTGCTTTATTTATATCTGTTAATGCAGTTGAATATGCTTGTCCTTCATATTTATCTTTAGCACTATTATAATATTGTTCTGCTAATATACTTTTTAACTCTTCCATTTTACTTTGAGCATTTTCATATAATTTATCGTCTATAGATTCAACCTTTTTATATGAATCGTATGCATTTTCATATTTGCCATTATTATAATATTCTTGTGCCTTTTGAAACGCATTTCGAGTATTATGTATTTTTTCTATATCTGATTTGCATGTCGCATAATCAGGAAGTGTTTTTCCACTTTTACAACTATCAATAATCTTTTTTAACTCATTTTGCGCATCTTCATATGATATTTTATCATTATAATAATCATCTCGTATAGAATGTACTTCAGCTGATAAATATTTATAAATTTTTTCAATATCTTTATCATCATATTTATCATAACTTTCTTTTATTACATCCGTTTTCCCTGCGTTATAGTTACGAATAAATTTATTATAATTATTATTAAATACACATATAAATACAATGGCAGCTATAAGTACAATTCCACCAATTATAACAAATTTTATGTTAATCCTTTTTAACATAGCTGAAAATTTATATGTCTTTTCTGCTTTATTTTCCTTATCATCAGTGTATAATTCATCCATTTTATCAATTTCTTCAATTTTCTGACCACATTCAGGACAAAATTTCAAATTTTTTCGCATCTCATATCCACATTTAACACATCTGAATTTCTTCATAATTATTCCTCCAACCTATCAGGAATTTTATTTTTAAATGTACTTAATTTGCTATTATATGTAGATTTCTTATTTGCATAAGTCGTTGCATATGATGATAACGAACCAGATGCCTCTGTTGAAAAATTCATTCTATCATTAAAAGCTGTAATAAAATCACTGGCAGCAGAACGAACTTCTTTTAATTCATCTGGTGCATTTTCTGTGTCTTTATATAACTGCTCTATATCTGATTGAATTTGTTTTATAGAACTTATATCCGCCTTAACAGATGCATCCGCATACATATTTTGTATTGCTTGTTGATATGTTTGTACAACCTGATCCTTGTATATGTATTTTATGTTATCTGTTGTTCCTTTTTGGAAAATTGCACCATACCATACATCATTTGTAAGAGCTACAAGATAATCACTTGTATTCAATGCATTTTCCGCTCTTCTCCAGATTGAATTAAAATTATCTACACACATATTGTATTCCGTTACATACTTTTCTCTTGCTTCTTTAGCCTCACGTTCTTTTTTCTTATCATATTGGATTTTAAATATCACTGCCATAGCAATTAAAATCACTATGATAACACTTATTATAATAATTGCTTTCTTTTTACCATTTCTTAATTTACTGTTACAATATGGACACACCTTTGCTTTACTTGATATAGATTCATTACATTTAGGACAATTTATCATAGCCATAATTCTTTCCTCCTCATGTATCCTTAATTACTCACTTTTTGAAATACTGACCAAAAAATCCATTACTTTCGTATATAAAACCGCATATCCTAACTCAGTATTCATTTCATTTCCAAATTGAGTCACAATATCTTCATACCCATTATAATCATATAATTCAGCTTGTTCATTCCCCTTATTTATTATATCTTCGGAACTAACAGTAATTTTATTTTCATAAGCAATAATATAAACTATCATCATCTGTTTTAAATAATTTTGTGTATATTCTTCACTCCATTTGTCAAACTCATCAATAGTTTTATATCCATATTCATCATACAAATAATCACCAAACGACTGATCTTCTTCCTTATATTACTCATACTCTTTTTTTATATTATCACCTAATGTTGAAATCAAGCTGTCGTATATATCCTTTGGATATGTTTTAACATTACTATTATTACTTATAACTTCGTATATAGCATCTTGTTTTCTCTCATTATAACTTTCGTCTGTATCTGAAGCATTTTTTCTTATAGAGTAAGTAACGCTCGAATAATCTCCAACATCAACATAGTTGTAATAATAGTTGGCACACTTATTTATATAGTCTGCATAATTCTCTGGTAACATATTATTACCTTCTTCAACAACATTAAAATCGCTAATATCGACTTTACTTTCCTTTGTTTCTTCTACAGAATTGTTACGTCCATTTGTACAACCAAGTACGGATACGCAACAGCAAAATGCTAATATAATTGCGATACTCTTTTTTTTCATTTTTCAATCACTCCCTCTTTGTAAAAATTATCATTTTGAACGCAATAAGTCCGTAGAATATCTGCATTCAGTTCTAGCCTTAATTATTCTCACCTCTTTCTTTTGTACACGACTTCTTTATTAGTTAATACTACTTTATCACACTTTATCCTACTTATCAATAATTAGTAGCACATAATGGTATATTAATCATAAGGTAGGTGATTGAATGAAACCATTAAAAAACAAAGTAAGTATTACCCTTGATGAAGATGTCATTGAAAGAATCAAACAACTGGCTGAGAGTGATGATAGGTCATTCAGTCAGTATATAAATATGGTATTGAAAGAACACTTGATAAAGATTGATGGGACTGCTGAAAAGTAGTCCTTTTTATTTTGAAAGTGCTTATTATGCACTACAGATTCAGACCAGACATTATAAACTGGCAACAGATTATGATATAAAGCTTAATTAGTTTAAATGTCAAAGTAATATACATCACGATAACATTATTTTTATAAAAATCTCTTATTATGCCCTATTTTACTGGCAAATCTCATTATTTCTCATATATTAGCAAAATCATAATATATTCCAACATAAAATATGACCCTCATTTCTTACTCCGATACTTCAACCCATATTAAATCTCTGCATATTTTGCTCATATTCGATATCGATGTTCAAAACACATCTCCTATTTTTCGGACTTACACTCCCATTCTTTGTACAACACGATATGCTATACGATAACAATTTTCATATTACTATTGCATTTATTCATTTAATAATATATATAATGTTGATTTATTTCTTTTTTCATAATGCAGATATAAACAAAAGGGGTTGCTAGTATGTCGGAACTAGCAACTTCTTTTTTTATCCACCACTCTATGCTAAAGAGAGGGGTACATTTAAACGATAGCAATTTAAGTACCTAACACACAATGTTATATACCCACAAAAATCGTAAAAAAATAGGACACATCAAGTTTACACTCAATATGTCCTATCACTTTAATTTCTCAACTCTACATTCCAATTTACCATAGCATTGTATAAGCAATCCTGCACCTTACCCTTACAACTATCAGCCAGTTTCAATATGTAATTTTTCTTACCTGTAACATAACCCTTTTCAGCTTCTTCTTTAGTATTAAATGTACCAAATGATATATTTTTATTAAGAACTGTCATGTATGTTTCATACTGTTTTTCCTTATTCTCAACTATCCTTCTTTTAGTACTCCTATCTTCAAACACAGTATTTATATAATGTTCCACAAAAACACATGTCTCAGGACTATATACTTTGTTCCCCTGACACAATATGTCCTTATCCAAGTCAACCTTTGCACCTTCTATAATGTGTTCCCTATACCATATTCTAAAGTTAGCAAAATTCAGCCACTCTTCACATACACTCTTATCTTTGTAATATGGTTTACATTTGTGAATTTTCTTATTATAACATCTTTGTACCATATTCGTCCATCTATAAAATTCTGGCGATTTACAATCCACATTATTTGTACCAAGATATCCTTTACCCTCATAAGTTCTTTTAAAGCACTGTGGATTCCAACCTTTATATTTATACTCCACAGAATTGACTATACAAATTATTTGTTCTTCTGATACTGTCCCTGTGTTATCATACATTTTCTTTATAGCCTCATACTGTAATTCAGTTACTGGATATAAATGCTTATAATAGTTATCTTTTATATTATTACCAGTATGCCATACCATAGTATTATTCTGCATATCATAATTAACAATAAATGTCTGAATAACAAGGTCACTAGCTTTTACCTTTACTTTCTTATATCCCCATTTTTTCTTAGTCTTGAAATACACATTCTTGTCAAGAATATAATATAATTCTTTATCTTTTCTTGAATATGATCCCTTTAACAGCTTATATCCTTCATTATCCTTTATAATAATTCTGCCATAAGATGATATCCATGCATTCTTATAGTCAAATAAGCTGACAAACTTTTCACCTCTGGCTATATAATTTATTCCTGATACCGCTTTAGTTAATATTCTTGATGAATTGATATGTTTATATTTACGCTGTATTTGCATAGAAATATCTGTATTATACATTTCTATATTAGCCTGCATTCTTTTGGCATGACGATACTCCCTATGATATTTATTATTGCAATCTTTACAGAAACTTCTTATATACCCATTATTAATTCCAAATTTATCTAATGGAAGTTCTCTCCCACATCTCTTACATATTTTTGTCTCTTTATTATCATTAATCATAATCCTCCTTATTAATAAATCAGAGGTCAAGAAAGCACATAATCAAAACACACCTTAATAAGCTACCATCTGGCAGCAGACCTAATATTCAATTTTTCATATTGGAAAGTGTGCTGAATTGCACTATAGATATTCTTGAACTCTGATACAGTCTTTCTTTTACTTCCTGCCTGTTAGGAAATATCCATACATTTATTTTGAATCAGTGTATGTCTGCCGATTATTTTTCTTTACTTAAAATCTCATTATTAAAACGCTCACAAGCCTCTTTCAAAAACCTTGCTGCTTTTACCTTTAACTGATACCTTGCAGGAATAACAACCTTCTCTCCTGTAGCAACATTCCTAGCATTTTTAGAATCTCGCCATACTGGTTTAATTGAAAAATACTCTCTTATTACAACTGCATTCCCTTTTTCAAGTTCTGCTATTGTTGTATTTAACAGTTCTGTTAATACTGTTTCAATTATCTGCTGTGAATATTTTTTCTTATATTTACCATGATAAGGAATACTAAAATTAATACTCTTATCTTGTAAATTATCTGCAACTTTCTTTACAAGTTTGTCTCTGGTTATTCGTTCCATTACATTTCTCCTTTCAAATCCTTACAAGCTGCATTTAACTTAGTACCTGTCTTAATTCTTGCTTTATAATGTGCTGGAATATAAACCCTTGACTGATCCGCAACATTTTTAACTTCTTTAGCCTTATACTGTTTTGGATATATGTTCATATATCCTTTCAATACAACCGAATCACCTTCAGACAAAATATCTGCTACAGTGTCTAAGAAGGCTGTCAAACATATATCAACTGTTTCCTTTGGTATGTTTATTCCTTCATCTGCAATCTTCTCAGCAATTCTTCTTACAACTCCTGGTTTTATAATCTTCTGTTTCATTTGTCCTCCTTTAATTAATACCATGAAATCACCATTTCAAATTAGCCTTCTATATACGGCTTTAAAATGTGTATATGGCTCAAATTTGACTTTTTATGCTTTATATGAGTATTTTATCGTCTACACATTTTAAGGCACTAAAATAAGCCCACATACCTGTAAAATACAAGTACATGGACTTATTTATATGTCTTAATATTAAGTTGTATCAATGAAAGTCTTTATTTGTGTTATTTTTTGTAAAATAAAAACACCAATTACATTTTTAAAAAACACCAACTCAAACCCACCATCACACCAACATACGCCAAATTATGCCAGCTTATGCCACGATATTGACAATTTACCCATTCACAGGAATCCCAGTAAACAAGCTGCAAACTCCC